TGTTAACAACTCCGCAGAAATATTTCCTGAACATCGCGGAAATGGCTATGGCACGATGTTATTGTTGGGTGCTATTAAAGCTGCTAGTGATTTTAAAATGGATTTTGAAGAAGACACAGAAAGCATGACGCAAGCGATGAGTGATGTATATGATGAACTTGATAACAGTCGTTGGATTATTGGCGCCGATGGTGCATGGGCAATCACCGAAGAGGGCGAACAAGAATTGAAAGCTTGGTTGGGAGAAGAAGATGAAACTCCTATTTGAAAATTGGCGAAAGCTCCTAAAAGAAACGAAGTTGAGAGTATTTGACTTTGATGACACATTAGTAAAATCTGATAGTCGCATAAAAGTCACCAGCGAAGACGGCACAGAAGCATACCTAACTCCAGCAGAGTTTGCACACGAAGGCGAAAAGCCAGATAACACCTATGATTACTCGGAGTTCGAAACAGTCGTCGACCCTCGTGAGCTAAAGAAAGGAACTGATGTATTAAAAAGTGTTGTAGGTGCTGGAACAGATGGCAGAGAAATAGTAATACTCACAGCCAGGGCACCGGAATCTGAAACCGCAATAAGAGATTATCTTGAGAGTATTGGAATAGACATTTCTAAAATTACATTTGTATTATTAGGAGATGCTGACCCCAAGATGAAAAGTTCTTGGATAGAAAAAAGAATACTAGATGGTGCAAACGATGTAGTTTTTATAGACGATTCAGGCAAGAACGTAGATGCCGTTAGAGAACTAGAAGATAAGTATCCAGAAGTCAAGTTTGACATTCGTAAAGTTTCTTATGCTGAAGAGATAGACGAGCAAACAGAACCTTTCCAGCAAGCCGTGAAGAAAGGTTATCGCAAAATGAAAATGCGACTTATTAGTACTGGTCCAAACAAATATAATGTTGGTGGTAAAATGAAAAAGCCTCCGACTGCAAGATCAAAAAGCGCCCCGGTTGGCTTCGGTGGCAGTTTAGAGGAAACAAAATGAAAGATTTCGTACATAATTTTAAACACTTTCTTACCGAGACTAAAAGTGTATATACAGCAGAGCTTCGCGTAAAAGCACAACCAGGTACTCGTTTATACGGTAGAATATTTGAGGCAATCCGAGGTATCGAGGGTGTTACTGTTATTCGCTCTACCGAAGCAATTGAAAAAGATCAATACAATAACAAACTAATGAACCTGTCAGTTCGTTTTTATGTCAATCCTGCAAACGCTATTCCTTATTTGGAAAATCTTAAAAACAAAATCCGAACACTACAGGATGACGATGGAGATAGAATATTATCTGTCTCAATCAACAAATTGCCCGAAAAAAGTGATGATCTTTTCAGATAAATAAGAAACAAACGTATTTTTACCTTTTCACAACATAGTTATATTATGAGGTATAATATGTGAACCGTCTTAAGAAAATGCTACTACAACTTGTAATAATCTTGTTTGGTATACTTTCTGTGGTTTCTTGCGACAATAATAAAGATGGACTTTCTGGCAATCACGACACCCAAGATACTCTAGACATAGCCGACACTTCTGAACCTGATGCTACTCCTGAAGATATAACTGAAATAATAGAAGAGATTGAAGAAGACACTTATTCTGTTTGGACAGATCCGTGCGTTGAATGCGCTTGGTATTTTTGCGGCAACTTAGATGCTGTCTGGCAGAAACAAATCTGTATTAACAACTGCGATGACCCTCCCACAGTAGTATACGAAGGGGCGTGTGAAGAACACTTAGAATGTAATCCTGCTCAACTCGTCTTGGAAGCAAATATTCCCTGCACAACTGAAGATGGATATCCCGGTATTAAAGATAAACTTTGTAACAAGGGACAAATACAATATACAGACTGTAAAACTGAATGTGTTACAGAGATCTGCGATGGTAAAGACAACGATTGTGATGGTCTAATAGATGAAAATGTTACTAATCCTTGTGGAGAATGCGGGGATCTTCCAGAAGAAGTATGCGATTATATTGATAATGATTGTAACGGTCTTATTGATGATGGTGTAGCTAATGCTTGTGGTACTTGTGGAAAAGTGCCAGAAGAAATATGTAATGGTTTAGATGATAATTGCGATGGTGCTATTGATGAAGGACAGCTAAATGCTTGTGGAAAATGCGGTCCTTTGGAAGAAGAAATATGTGATGGCGCTGATAACGATTGTGATGGCTTAATAGATGAAGATCTAATTGATGAATGTACTACAGACTGTGAGACAAATTTGCAATATTGTGTTGGTGGTAACTGGATTTGTACAGCAAAACAACCAGCAGTAGAAGTTTGCAATGGCTTAGATGATGATTGTGATGGAAAAGTTGATGAAAATCTAGACTGTCTTTGCACCATTAATGATATAGGAACATTATTTCCTTGTCAAGAAAATCCTCTTGTGTGTGGTGCAGGATATAAGACGTGTGAATGTGCTGATCCCAATGACCCAAATTGTACAACGTTGCAGCTAACTGAATGTTTGGCTGTTTGCCATTGGATGCCACAAACATTGCCTCCTGGTACTACCTGCGATAAATATTTAGGCGAGATCAAACCAGAAGAATGTAACAATCACGATGATAATTGTAATCAGCAAATAGATGAAAACTTGTTCTCTATGTGTTACAGTGGTCCTGCTGAAACAATGTTAGTTGGTATATGTCTCCCTGGTGAAATGACTTGTTTTGAAGGCGATTGGGGCAATTATGATGATAATAATGATTTCATCAATAAGCTTTGTTTGGGGGAAGTCACTCCAGAACTAGAAGATATATGTAATGGTACAGATACTAATTGTGATGGTAAAATTGATGAAGATAAGAAACTAGAGCCGACTGATATACTTTTTATTGTAGATCTTTCCGGCTCTATGGTAGAAGAAATAAACGCTGTGATGTCGGCTCTAAATCAATTTGCCGCATATTATAGCGATTCTGATGTTATAAAGTGGGGACTAGTGTTTACAGCAGCTACAGGACCGGGTAGTTGGAATGAAAGAGTTATATTGCAGACAGATCTTGTTGATTTCCAAACATTCATAGGAGCGTTTGCTTCAACAGCGCTTAATCTTGGCGGTGGAGACGAACAAAACTATGACGCAATATATTTAGCTATCCACAATCTAGTAGGAGCGCTAAATTTGCCATATCAGCTAACTGACTTAAGCTGGATAAATGGATGGAATTCGCAAGCTGAATCGATTCCCCCAAAAGAACAATGGAACATCAGTTGGAGACCAGATGCAAAGCATGTAATTATTTTATTTTCCGACGAAGAGGGACAAACTTATTTGACACCTGATATCACGGAAGATATATTAGTCAATATGATTAATGCTGCTGATGATTTAGCTGTCTATGTGTTCACCGCAAGCTTTTTAGTAAACGGGGCTGGTCTTTACGCGGACAACTATAAAGCACTTACGCTGGCTGGCGTTGGTGGCAAGTTATATGAGCTTACCATGCAGGCAATAGATATGTATGTAAATCTTTTAGAAATACTTGATGAAACAGCTTGCGGCGGAAAAAGTACTCCCTAGTGGGCATGCTAATATGCATATATGGTATTGAAAAAATATTATTTTCCATTTGCACAATATATTTAATCGGTTTATATTATTATATTAAAATGAAAACCTAATGGGAAACATCTCAAAGAAGTTTTCTTTTCTAGGACACCTTATTCGATCTAGCTAACTAATTATGTTTATATGGAAAATATTCAGAAATATGCCGATAATCTAGCCAATTTCTTCCAGAAAAGGCACAATATAGAGAATAAGCCTTCGATTAACTTCCAAAAAGACGCCCAAAATGGGCAAAATCCGCTTGGAAAGACAGCTTATTATGACCCAGAGGGTCAATCTATTACCATTTATATCACAGGACGCCACGTAAAGGATTGTTTACGCTCTGTAGCGCACGAATTAGTCCACCATTTACAAAATGAACGTGGTGATTTAGCTAATGCTGGTCCTACAACACCAGGATACGCCCAAGAAGACGGACATATGCGTGAAATGGAGCGTGAAGCCTATGAAACCGGTAATATGTGTTTTAGAGATTGGGAAGATAATCTAAAAACAACAAATAAACAACTTTATGAAACTATTTATAAAACGAACATCAAAGGAGATGCTAAAATGTCTGTTAAACAATGGAAACAAGGTGAAGTAAAAGAGATGCTTATGGAAAAATGGGGTTATACTCCAAAAGAAGGCTCTTTTCTTGCAGAAGGAAAGGGTACATACGACCTATCAAACACTGATTACGCTACTGCCGAGCTAGAAGAGACCCCCGAAGACCTAGAAGAAGGCGAAGAAGAGGTATTAGAGGCTCACCCGCAGTCAGCAGGCGCAAAACAGAAGGTTTTGGACGAAAAAGAAGAACTTGAAGAACAAAAACTTCGTAAAACCATTAAAAATATTATCAAAGAGCTAGCAGCAGAGTAAAATAATGAAACTAAACCTTAATGACCTAACAAGAAGGTTTTTATTAGGCGAATCGACTAAAAAACCATCAGTTCGCGCTTACGTTGAATCCGTTATTCGTATTATAGACGAAGTACGACCAAAAAGTCAACGAGAAAATAGACAAATAAGTGTGGCAAAGCAGCATCTCCAAGAAATAAAGCGATTAAACAGAAAGCTTGAAGAAAGAATAACACTTTTAGAAGAACAAGTCAAGATATTAGAAGAAGGAACTATTATATGAAGCTTACTAAGACAAAACTTAAACAGATTATTAAGGAAGAGCTTGAAAACTCTGTACAAGAGAGAGAATTGAGCGGCGAGAACGTTTGGTGGATTAACATGACAGAAGATCTCTTGCTAAAGGCGGAGGACATGTATAGGCAAGCTCCACCCGAAGGTAGAGAGCATATGATAAAGAATTTTGAAATGTATGCTCAAAAATGGAAAGAAGACACGGAAAACTCACCAGACGATGACTATATGGAGCAATAGCACAGATAATGGGCGGCGTAGCAGGACATTTAGCACACCTTTACGATAATCGTAACTTAACTTACAACAAAATGGCGGAAATTCTCCAAAAAGCAGCCAATGGTGAGCTTATTGGTACCGAAAAGACCGATGGATACAACATTTATCTCGGTTTTGTTGATGGTAGAGCACGTGCGGCGCGCAATAAAGGTGATATGTCCCGTGGTGGTATGACTATGGAAGACCTCGTTAACCGTGAGTTTAGAGGGGGCGAGAAGTCCAAAAAAGCCTATACTACAGCGTTTGCAGCCTATGAGAAGGCATTAAACAGCCTTAATGACGAAGAAAAGGCATTAATCTTCGGTCCAGCAGGCGATATCTTCTACAATACTGAGATACAAGGACCAGTTGCTCCAAATGTAGTCAATTATGACGAAAATGTGCTCAGTATCCATCATATGGGGCATAAAAAGTATGTTCCCGAGACTAACAGCCTAGAAGTAGTCGATAATGAGCAACAATCAAAGTTTTTAGATAACGTTATTGATAGATTCGAACAAGCAACAGCAAATGAGACGTTTAGCGTCAAGAGAACAGCATTTCTAGACCTCAACCGTATCACAGACGAAGAAGTCATCAATGGAGTGTTAGATAAGATACAGGCAACCGGCTATACTGGTGATATGACCATAGGTGACTACCTAGAAAGCAAGCTTTACCCTATGATCGAAAAAGACTTGCCCCAGCTAGACGAAAACAAACGACAGCTTCTCATAGATCGTATATTAAAGAAGAAAGGTGCTCCTACAACACCTCAAATCACCAAAGGCATGCCAAAAGAAGAAAAGGCGGTTGTTTCACAGTATAACAAGAACTCAAAGTTTATACTAAAAGAACTAATCACCCCTATTGAGATGGCTATTCATGACCTATCAGTAGAACTCCTACGTGGCTTACAGAGTGCTTATGTGTTAGACAACCCTTCTGAAGTAAAAAGACTCAAAAAAGAAACTGAGGATGCCATTAGAGCAATCAAAGATTATCAGGGTCCAGAAAAGGAAGCAGCGCATGATGTCTTAGTTAGACAACTCAAGAAACTCAAGCATCACGACAACATCGATACGGTAGTAGAAGGCTTTGTATTTCAGCATGAAGGGCAGATGTATAAATTTACCGGAAACTTTGCTCCAATGAACCAACTTTTGGGTCTATTTCGCTATGGACGGGGCAACATCCCACAAATGGTAAAAGAATCGATTCTAGACCAAAACGAAGGTGATTATAGCAAAGAAACAGTAGCTATTTTACCAGGGAAGTATAAGCCAGCACATCGTGGGCATTTGGATATGATTAGACACTACTTGGAACACGCTGATAGAGTAGTTGTATTGATTAGTTCTAAAGAAAAGGACGGTATTACCTCCGACGTGTCTGAAAGACTCTTACAAATGTATGTTAGAGATGCTGGATTGAATAATGTAGACATTGAAGTGTCGGAATATCCATCACCGGTACAAGCAGCAATGGAATATGGTAATAATCCAGAAATGCAAGGAACAAAAATAATTTTAGGTGCCTCTTCTAAAGGTGGAGATGCCGCTGAGAGGTTTGCTGGTAATTTACAGAAGTATGTCGACGACGCCGAGGTGCTAAATCCGCTTGATTACGCATTTGATCCCGTAGGTGAGGTGATTAGCGCAACAGACTTTCGTAATGCTATAAAAAACGACGAAGACATCGATAAATTTATCCCTGCTGGCTCGAAAGACAAAGCTGACGTCATAGTTGATATGATAAAAGAGAAACTGCAGGAGGACACCCAGCATTTTCTGGGTATCTTTCGTGGGCTAGTAGAAGAAGTAATAACTGAAGCTGATGAGATGTGCAAATCTAAAGATCTCAAGGAAGAAGAGGAAGAACTAGAAGAAATGACTGGGGCAGGCGCTGTGGCTGGCTTTAGTGCTCCTATAACCAAGCCCCGTCGTAAAAAAAGAAAAATGGACAAGAAAGAAGTAAACGAAGCAATAAACTATTTATTACAGAAACTTGGGGTGTAACATATGATCAATCGCGATGAACTATTAACTGAAATGAAAGAAGAGCAACGATTACGTAAAGTTTTACGTCGTCTCTTAGAGGGTTATTTACAAGAAAAAGGAAATAAAACTCTTTTAGAAGAAAATCGATTTAGAAAAATCATTCGAACTTTGATAAAAGAAGCAACGTCTGCAGCTGTACCCGGCGAACAACCCCAAAGATCAACTGGAATTAATGTTTTAGAAGGATTACTAAAAAATATTATTGCTATCGTAGAGGAAGATTATAAAGCACTCACAACCTCAGAAGAACAACGTAGTTCGTTTAGAGAGCATATCTTAAATGCTGTACAAAACTCACTCAAACCGGCAGAAGTTATTTTAAACAAGCCTGGGGGCGAAGAAGAGCTAGAAGAAGAAGTAGAATTGGATATCGATGTTGAAGAAGATAAATTTATTCCAGTCAGAGACCAAGATGAAGAGCCTGATCCTGAAGAAGAGGAAGCTGATCCTGAATCATTCGAACAAATTTCTGGTATGAACGTAACTGGTAGAAATTTTGCTTCTATTACCTTCAATAAAGTTGAAAATCAAATTTTAGATGCATATGAAAGCCTTGGTGATAAAGAAGACAGAGATGTTTTTGAAGATTACCTATTAACTAACCTTAAACTGTATTTTGATAGATTTGAAGAGGAACTACAACCTTCTTTACCAGAACCTGAGTCACCTGATTATGAACCAAACGGTGAAGAAGCAGTAGAGACAGAAGAACCTGAGCTAGAAATATAAATCTCTTTAATTAACAATATAAATTATAGTAAAATTGTATCATATATTCTAGAATAGTTTAAATTAGACTTATGACTTGGAAACCTAAAAGAAGAAGAAAAACTACTAAATACGACAAGTATAGTATTGTTAATAAACTTAAGACTGAAGGTAAAATAACCAATAGTACTTTAGATAATATTAATAATATAGCTTTAGAAGACTTAATAGCCATTAAATTAGAATTAGCAACAAGATATACTAGTGGTAAGTTCTTTGGAATGCCTTTATGGAGAATAACTAGACATACAGTCACAGATGCTCTTCTAAAGACAGGACTAAGTATAGCAAGGACCAAATCTGAAGCAGCTAGGTTCCTTGGAGTAGATTATATGGATTTCAATCGTTATATTAAGAAATATAAGACGGAATCCTTCTTTGAGAATGGGGATGAAACGGTTTCGACAGAGGAAGAATAAAATAAACGTGCAAGACTGTGTGAGTAACACAGTAAAAATGCTCAAACCTTTATAAACGCCAACGATAATGTTGAGTTTGATTACGCACTAGCTGCGTAATCTGGAGTTTCTAGCACTTCATTAAAGAAGCTAGGCAAGTTTTCTTGTTTTTCGAGTTTTACAAAACAAGTGGTACGCGCATGCAGGGTTTGTGTTTGTCAGAGTTCAAATAACTGACTAATCTTGTGAATGACGTTGTTTTTGATAGTTTTTGGACGCGGGTTCGACTCCCGCCATCTCCACCGTATACAGAAAAGGAGTATATTATGTATCGCAAGATAGAATATATTTGGGTTGACGGCACAAAACCGACACCACAATTGAGATCGAAAACTAAGATAATAAACAAAGGCGAAGAAATACCAATTTGGGGATTTGATGGTTCTAGCACCAACCAAGCAGAAGGTTCGAATTCTGATTGTGTTCTAAACCCAGTATATATTTGTCCTGATCCAGTTCGAGGTTGGTCTGGTGAATTAGCGTTATGTGAGGTACTAAACACAGATATGACACCTCACGAATCGAACACAAGAGCAGATTTATGCAAAGTATATGAAAAAAATAAATCTGAAGACGTATGGTTTGGAATGGAGCAAGAATATACCTTTGTTAATCGCTGGAACAATACATCTTATGGGCTAGATTATTGTCTGAAAGATGGATATGAACCAGCAGCACAAGGTCCATATTATTGTAGTGTTGGGTCAGGAAGAGCGATTGGTAGAGAAATAGTAGAAGAACATTTAGATGCCTGTTTGGAAGCAAAATTGACTATATCAGGCATTAATGCCGAAGTAATGCCGGGACAATGGGAATTCCAGATTGGTCCTGTTAACGCTATAGAAGCTTCTGACCAATTATGGATTGCTCGTTGGTTACTTCACAGAATTGCAGAAAGACACGAACTGGCTGTTTCTTTTGAGCCAAAACCAGCAGAAGGAGATTGGAATGGCGCTGGATGTCATACTAATTTTTCAACAAAAGAAATGAGAAACTCTTTAGCTGCTTGTGAAAGAGCAGCGGTGGCTTTAGGAGAACGAGCGCACCACCATATCAAGAATTATGGCGCAGATATTGAAAAGAGACTAACTGGTGATCACGAAACTTGTTCTTATAGGGAATATAAGTGGGGTATCTCAGACAGAGGCGCTTCTGTAAGAATTCCTTGGCAAGTTGCGAAAAATGGTAAAGGCTATATTGAAGATAGGCGCCCAAATGCAAATTGCGACCCTTATATGGTTACAAAATTGATTACAGAAACTGTTTGTGAAACAAATTGGAGTTAATGATGACTGATAATACTAAAACTTGGACAACTTATGGAATATATGATGAATACAGAGAAGTTACTAAAAAGATTAGCGAGTTAGGTGACGAGTATGATCTTTATAAAATCAAACTTATAAGAGAAAAGAAAAGAAACGGCGCTTATAAACTAAAAGTTTGGAAACGCCCGGTCGAAAAGAATAACAAGAAAAAGAAGAAGTAAATGACGGGTAGATTTACATTAGATGCTGGAGGTAAGAAGGTTTATATAGGAGGCAAGGTCTATTATAATAATAAGCTTTGGCTTCTAGAAGACATTCAATATCTAGCCTGGAATACCGATCAATATCTAATATTGCAAGACGTCAACAATAAAAATAAAAAAATATCCTTTATTTCCCCAAAAACGGTTGTAGGCGCAAGATCTAAAAGATCTTCTAGAACATAACTTTACTTGAACTAAACCTATTCCATTCGTTCATTTCGCGATGATGACTAGTCGAGTGTTCTATCAGCCCTCGACGAATAAACTGCATTAATGAATCATAATCAACAGAAACAACAATTTCGTGCATCTGGCGATACACAGAATGCAGCAATCCAATCAGTTCTCCATTCTCATTCAATATCATAGAGCCGCTAGAACCGGGACCAGCCCCAAAAGTATAAAAGCCTTTATGTCCTCTTTCACCGATATATCTTCCCTCAAAAATAGGCACTACATTGGGATAGTGGATGCCATATGGAGAAGCAATATTATAGACTTTATCGCCGGGAACAGGAGCAGTGTCGGATAAATTTACTTCTTCACCGCCATTTACTAAATTATTAGCAAACATCAAACATGCATCAATATCAGGATCATGGCTAAGCACAGTAGCATCGTAAAACTTGCCTTCTAATGTTTCTACTTGTAACATATCTGTTGCTGTGACTCCCGGTAAAAGATTTGTTCTGTTAGAAACGCAAACGTGAGAAGCTGTCACAATAAAAGAACCTTTGAAAGTTGTTTTGACTATGAAACCAGAACCAGAGGAGGCTATACGTCCGTTAACACAACTGGCGCCTTCACATTTTCTCAAAATAACAATCTTTTTAATATATACATATCCTTCTCTTGGAAGTACCTCGCTTACGGACAAATTTGTACTACTAGTACTGCAAGATGTCAACATTAGAATAATCATCACTAGGTTGATTATTTTAGCCATTTTTGTTTCCCTCCTTTGGGTGGCGTTCCACATAAAGTCTCTATAGTAAATAAGGGAATAAAAACAATTGTTCTCCAAAACCGAAATAAAAAATGAGAAACTATTTATATTATGCAGGTTACTGCGTAGAATGATTGGTAATTTATGGCTAAAAAAATATATGTTTTAGATACTAGTGTTTGCTTAACCGACGCTAGTTGCATCACAGCTTTCAGCAACAATGACATTATCTTACCTTTGAAAGTGCTGGAAGAAATAGATAATCATAAGAAAAGGCAAGATAGCGTCGGCGTTAACGCCAGAGAAACTATCCGCAAGCTTGACGCACTCCGCGAAAAAGGTAGTCTTTATAAGGGTATACGATTAGGCGCCGGTAAAGGTATTATAAGCGTAAAGCTTTGCAAAAAAGATAACATACCTGAAGATCTAGATCTATCGATACCAGATAATGAGATTATTGGCGTTGCTCTCAATCAGAAAGATGAGCATCTTAAACGAAAAGTCATTGTAGTAACTCGTGATATAAATATGCGAGTGAAATGCGATGCATTGGGTCTACTTTCAGAAGATTTCCAATCAAATCAAATAGTTACTGACACAAGCCATATGTATACAGGGTTCATAAACCATTTAGTAGATGAACCAGTGATAGATAGATTTTATGCTGGCGAAGAAATATATATCGAAGAGAGCGATCTAAAACTATGCCCTAACCAGTTTATTTTATTAGTATCTAATCAAAATGAGAAGAAAACAGCATTAGCTAGGTTCTTTTCTTATATGAAACCCCTCAAGCGAATAAATGGGCAACACAAACAAGGGTTATGGGGTGTAAAACCAAGGAATAAAGAGCAAGTTTTCGCTCTAGAACTGCTGCAAGACAAAGATATTGATGTGGTTACTCTTGTTGGCAAAGCAGGCTGTGGCAAAACGTTATTGGCTATAGCAGCAGGACTACATCAGGTAACAGAAACAGAAGAATACAAAAGACTAGTGATTTCGCGCCCAATCCAGCCGATGGGTAGAGATATTGGCTTCTTGCCGGGGACAATGGAAGAAAAAATGGCTCCTTGGGTTGCTCCAATCCAAGACAACCTGCAGTTTCTCATGGGAAATGACAAAGTAGCATTGGAGATGTTTATGCAAAATGGGGTTATAGAAGTAGAAGCTCTCACATACATCCGTGGACGTTCTATATCTAATGCCTACATCATTGTCGACGAGGCACAAAATCTAACAGCCCACGAACTAAAAACCATCATCACAAGAGTTGGCGAGAATACAAAAATTATTTTAACTGGAGATATTGAGCAGATTGATAATGTTTATTTGGATGAAACCTCCAATGGTTTGGCTCATGCAGTAGAAAAATTCAAAGATCACGACATATCAGGACACATTACCTTGATAAAAGGTGAGAGATCTAAAGTCGCAACTCTAGCATCGAAAATACTTTAATATAAAAAAAAATTGTGTTATTATGTACTTATAGGAGAATAAATTATGAGTATTGAAAACGAAAACCCCGATCTATTCAAAGTTGTAACTGATGATAGTGGGTTGAAGAAGCTTCTTGTTAGCTATGTTGGTGAGAAGCTTCAACCAGAGAACGATGAAGTGACTGTAGAAATGGCATTAGGCACATTAGCAGAAGAATTTCCAGAACTTTTACTGGTTGTGGCAGAAGAAAATTTTATTCGAGGATATCAACAAGCTATGACGGATATCGACGCTATGGAAAATAATACAAAGACTGATAAGCAATTATCTAAGTAAATGCTAGAATATATTAAAAAAGCTTTAAGTAAACAGCCCGACATAAAGAAAGATTTATATCTACATTCAGTTCCGGTACAGGCATTGCAGCCTTTTACTAATAATATTGATTTCGCTAGCGTAATAGCTAAAGTAGAATCATTAGTGCCATCACGACTACTGAACAATATCGATGTTATTTATGTGGCAAATTTAAAAAGCTTTAATAGAACGGGCAGAAGTTTTAATGCGATGTATAAAGACGGCGCAATATACATATCGCCAATACAAGATGACGCAAAAGACCTATTAGATGATATTGTACATGAAATCGCGCATTCTTTCGAAAAAGAGTATCAAGATCTGATCTATGGAGATGAAGGATTAGAAAGAGAATTTTTAGCTAAACGAAGATCTCTTTATTATCTTGTTGACAATAAAAATATAAATATATTAAACTATAACAATGCAGAATATAATGCTAAGTTTGATGATTATTTATATCACGACGTCGGCTATGACAAATTGAGAGCTATATCATCGGGGCTTTTCTATTCTCCATATGCCATTACCTCTCTTAGAGAATATTGGGCAAACGGTTTTGAAAACTATTTATTAGGAGATAGAGAAAGACTTAAGGATTTGAGTCCGGTGCTATGTAACAAAATATATCATGTCTTAGAAGACAAGGAACAATAAAAATGAACATTACCATGCAAGAAGAAGACGGCATTAAGAATATCACTGTGGATCTTGGCAACCGCCGCCGCCGTGGAGAATATAAAGTCTATCACACAGACGAACTTTGTGATATCATAAAAGAAAAGTATGATATAGAAGGTTATACGCTAATTAGTGGACCAAAAAAACTAGCTAAGCACAAAGGTAGTCATATCGGCACCTTTGTATTTTCAAAGGTTGGACATGTAGTGGAGACTCCTGTAAAAACAGAAACTATTGCTGAAGTTGTAATTTCAAAGGATCTAGGAGCGAAAGCCACTACGAAGACTACGAAGAAAACCAAAAATATAACTTCTAAGTCAAAACGAACAGCAAAGAGTGTTGCAACAGAGGAATAATGGCTCATATATCGTTTTCAGAACTTAAAGAATGGACAAATTGTCCATGGAAGCATAAACTAAACTACATTGATAAAATTAGGCAGTTCAAAGGCAATGAGCATACTGCTTTTGGTACTGCTTTGCATACTATATGTGAAAATCTAGTCACTATCGATGCATCTAACGAACCAATGAGCGTTTGGCGTGACTATAATCCTCATCTAGATTTCCAAGAACAGTTTCTAAACAATCTTACGAAGCTTAAGCAAGACACACCTGATATAGAACTAAAGGCTGATTTGATTGAAGCGATGAGAACCCAAGGCGATCACCTCATTCAGTTTATTATACCAGCACTAAAGAAAACGTTTGGAAAATTCGAATTAGTAGAAGTAGAAGAAGAACTATATGAAAATATTCCAGAACAAGGGCAACAGTTCAAAGGATTTATCGATTTAGTCATTTATACTCCAGAAGATAAAAAATATCATATTATTGATTGGAAGACTTGCGGTTGGGGTTGGGATACACGTCGCAAAACAGATAAAATGACAACATATCAGCTTACATTATATAAGCATTTTTGGTGTAATAAACATAATAAAGAATATGGGGAAGTACTAACTCATTTTGCTCTTCTCAAAAGAACTGCTAAAAAAGAAAACGTTGAGATCTTTAAAGTATCTAATGGAGATAAAAAAATTGGGAATGCCCTTAAATTATTGAATAAATCCCTTTATAATATCAACAATAAGAATTACATAAAAAACAAGCTTTCTTGCCATGGTAAGTTTGGCTTGTGTGAATACTATAAAACAAACCACTGTGTGTGAGGAATAAATGGACAAAAAAATTAAAGTTCTAACCATTAGTGATATGCCATTATCACCAAGCGGAGTAGGAACTCAAACTAAGTATATGTGTGAAGCGCTTCTTAAGACAGGCAATTTTCAAGTCAGATCTTTGGGTGGCGCAATCAAACATCCTAGTTATCAACCAATCAAAACAGAAGAATGGGGCGACGACTGGATTATGTTCCCCGTCGACGGATATGGCAATCCTGAATTACTTCGTTCTATTATTAGACAAGAAAAACCAGACATTCTTTGGTTTATGACAGATCCTCGCTTTTTTGGATGGCTGTGGGAGATGGAAAACGAAATTAGACCATTACTCCCCATGGTTTACTATCACGTTTGGGATAACTATCCTTATCCTACTTTTAATAAAAAATTCTATGATTCAAATGATTTTGTTGCTTGCATCTCTAAAGTAACTGCAGACATTGTGAAGACCGTAGCACCTGATACAAAATCACAGTATATCCCCCATGCAGTAAATAGTGATATCTTCCAGCCGGTTGATGATCAAGAACAAATTACAGCAGTCAAAAAAGAAGTATTTGGTAAATATTATGATCCGGATAAATTTATTTTCTTTTGGAATAATCGTAACGCCCGTCGCAAACAAAGCGGCTCACTAATATATTGGTTCAAAGATTTCTTAGACAAAGTAGGCAATGACAAAGCATGCCTAGTAATGCATACAGAAATAAAAGACCAGCATGGACAAGATCTTGAAGCAATTGTGGCGCAACTAGGACTAACCAATGGTGAAATATTGTTTAGTCAAGCTAAAGTTCCACCGGAGAAGCTAGCCATGTTTTATAATATAGCTGATTGTACAGTCAATATATCAGATGCAGAAGGTTTTGGATTGGCAACTCTAGAATCACTTTCTTGCGGAACTCCCATTATTGTTTCTATGACAGGTGGCTTACAAGAACAGGTTAAGTTTGGAGACAAGACATTTGGAATTGGTATTGAACCTGCATCAAAGGCAATTATTGGTTCACAACAGATTCCATGGATCTATGAAGATAGAGTCAATGGTGGCGACGTTGCGAACGCACTGGAAACAATGTATTCTATGAGTAAAGAAGAGCGACTTAAGCTAGGATTAGCTGGTCGCCAACATGTAATGGATAATTACAATTTCGAAACGTTTAATAGCACGTGGGTCGATACGCTCACACAACTACATGAAGAAGAAGGTTCATGGGAAACTAGAAAAGAAACCCAACGTTGGGTTCTAGAAGAAATAGAAGAGGTGCAACATGAAGGTATTAGTTAGAGGTCCAGCATTAACAAGAACCGGCTATGGTGAACATTGCCGTTTTGTACTTAGAGCTTTACGTGAAGTAGAAGGGCTAGATATATATTTAATTCCTGTCAATTGGGGTCAGTCCAATTGGATTTGGGAAGATAATGAAGAGCGGAAGTGGATGGATGATCTCATTCGAAAGACAGCGATTCATAATCAACAACAAGGTCAATTTGATATGAGCATTCAAGTTACTATTCCTAACGAATGGCAAAAAATGGCTCCTATCAATGTCGGAGTTACTGCTGGTATCGAAACAACTAAAGTTGCCCCACAGTGGCTTGGAAAAGCTAATGAAATGGATAAAATAATTACAATTTCTGAGCATTCAAAAGAAGTATTTCTTAGCACTGTTTATGAAGGGACAGATCAAAGAACGGGTCAAAAAGGTTTTCTTAAGTGTAACAAAGAAATAGAAATTGTACATTACCCAGTAAAGCAGTTTGAAGAGGTGGAATTAGATCTAAATCTAACTACTAAATTCAATTTTCTTACCGTGGCTCAGTGGGGACCAAGAAAAAACATACATAATACAATTACTTGGTTTATTGAAGAATTTATCGACAATCCCGATGTAGGATTGGTTGTCAAAACGTTTGCAAAGGGCGGTTCTCTTATCGATAGAGTTGAAGCTAGAAAACAGTTATCAAGTCTTCTCAAAAAGTATGACAATCGAAAATGCAAGGTATACCTCCTCCACGGAGATCTCTCTGATCAAGAAATGCATTCTCTTTATACGCATAATGATATCAGTTGTCTTATTTCTCTAACACATGGTGAGGGGTTTGGTCTTCCTCTTTTCGAAGCAGCATATTCAGGACTTCCAGTATTAGCAACCGATTGGAGTGGACATTTAGATTTTCTTTATATGCCGGTAAAAAGCAAGAAAGGCAAAGAAAAATTAAAAGCTCAATATGCAAAAGTCGATTATGATTTAGAACTCGTACAAAAAGCTGCTGTATGGGATGGCGTTGTACAGGCTGATTCTATGTGGGCGTATGCTCAACAAGGATCTTATAAGATGAAGCTTCGCGAAGTATACAAAGATCATGGGCGTTACAAGTCACAAGCTAAAAAACTGCGCAAATGGATACTAAAGAATTTTTCCGAAGAACAACAATACGAAGAATTTGCTGAATCTATAAAAATTTTCCTCCCCTCCGCAGAAGAATTGAATTGGCAACAAGAGTTAGATGCAATTGAAATAATATGAAAAAAATAATTTTTGTTGCAGATATGTTTCGTTCTGATTTTTTAGGAGGAGCAGAAAGCAATGATCATATATTAATCAAGCATCTAGAATCAATAATTCCAAACCTGCAGCTGATCAGTTGTCAGACCCTAACCTCAAAACATATTGAAGACGGTGATTTCTTTATTATAAGCAATTTTGTGTTTCTTAGCGAGAATAATAAAGCGCTTCTCAAAGGGAAATCGTATATCATATATGAACATGATCACAAATATATAAAAACTAGAGATCCAAGTGTTTTTCCTGGTTTCCAAATACCAGAAGATCAGGTTATAAATAAGGAATTTTATGCATATGCTAAAATGGTAGTAGTGTTGAGTTCTATATGTAAAGAAATACTGCAAAAAACACTGCAAATTGACAATGTTTTTAGTATAGGATGTAGCTTATGGTCTGATGATAGGTTAGACTATATCAAAACCCTAATAGGCGAAGAAAAGAATGAAAAGTATGCAATTTTACAATCAAGTAATCCTATAAAAAATACATCCCGCGCTATAACCTTTTGTAATAAAAACAATATTGAATTTGACTTGATAGAACCTTGCGGAGAAGAAGAGCTACTAAAACAATTGGCAAAATACGAAGGATTAGTATTTATCCCTGGAGTGTTAGAAACGTTCTCTAGAATATCTGCAGAAGCTAAAATGCTGAATTGCAAATTAGCTACAAATCCTAGACTATTGGGGTTTGGTTCTGAAAAAATATTTAATATGACCGGTGAGTCTTTGATAGAAGAAATCAGGAAAAGAAAGAACAAAGCTTTACAAATGTTTGAAGAATCATTATAAAAAAATGAAAAAAGTATTTACAAATGGATGTTTTGATATTCTCCACCGTGCCCATTTAGAATTATTTAAATATTGTAAAGCTATGGGACATGTGATTGTCGGCTTGAATAGTGATGCTAGCACGCGAAGACTTAAAGGTACAGAAAGACCAATAAATGCTGAAAAAGACAGGAAATTTATATTAGAATCAATAAAATATATTGATGAAGTGCTAATATTTGATGAAGATACGCCATATGAACTGATAAAACTTGTTAACCCTGACATAATAGTTAAAGGGGGAGATTACACTGCATCGACGGTAATTGGCGCCGACCTAGCAGAAGTAAAAATATTTAAATATATCGATGGATACTCAACAACCAAAATTATTGAACGTTCTCATAGTGGGAGATAGCTGCTTAGATGTATATCACTATGGAACATGTGATAGAATAAGCCCCGAAGCCCCAGTACCTGTTATAAAGCTTTTGCATACGGAAAGAAAAGAAGGCATGGCTCTTAATGTCAAAAGAAATTTAGAATCATTTCAAGCAAAAGTCGACATTATAACTAACCACCAAACAATCACAAAAGAGCGTTTCATTGATAACAAAACTAAAAATCATTTATTACGATTTGATACCGGTGAAACATGTAAACTAAAGCCATTTACTTTAGCAGAAGCACAACAAATCGAATATGAGGCATATGATGCTATAGCTATAGTGGATTATGATAAAGGATTTATTGATAATTCAGTAGCAATGTACATATCTAAAAAAACTGCTGATTACAATATACCTTTGTTCGTAGATAGCAAAAAGAATGATTTGTCGTATTACAATAATCCAATAATAAAAATAAATGCAGCAGAAGCTTCAAAAGTTATAGCTTTTCCGAAGAATTATAATTTGATTGTAACGGAAGGCGATAAGGGAGCTTATCATAACAATATATTGTATAAATCACGTCCGGTCGAAGTACATGATGTTTGCGGCGCAGGGGATACTTTTTTTGCTGCTCTCATATATAAACATACATTATATAAAAATCTAAGTGTAGCTATAAAATTTGCTAATATGTGTGCTAGAATAACAGTAACAAAAAGTGGAGTATATGCGCTAACGAAGGAAGATATTCAAAATGTTATTATACGTTGATATTGATGGTACCATATGTACAAATACAAATGGAAAATATGATGAAGCTAAACCTATTAGAGAAAATATAAATAAAATCAATAAGTTGTACGATAAAGGTGATACTATTGTGTATTGGACTGCTCGCGGTGCAGTCTCAGGAGACGATTGGTCAGAACTTACTGCTGCTCAACTAAAAAAATGGGGAGCAAAATATCATGACTTAAAGATGAATAGTAAGCCTCATTATGATATATTGATATGCGATAAAACAAAAAGGATAGAAGAAATATAATGGATATGAAGTTTGTTCCTAAAGGCTGGGGCTTCGAAAAATGGATAGTCAATAAGACAGAATATTGTGGCAAGCTTTTATTTTTTGAAAAAGATAAAAAATGCTCATGGCACTATCATAAATTAAAGGATGAAGTATTTTATCTTCAATCTGGCAAGTTACTAGTTAAATATTCCGATAAAGATGATATAATAGAAGCTAAAGAGTATATCCTTTTACCTGGAGACTCTTTTCATGTTTATCGTGGGTTACGCCACCAAATGTTAGCTTTAGAAGCTTCGGAGTTGTTCGAATTTTCAACGGAACATTTTGATAGCGATAGCTATCGAATTCAAAAGGGAGATTAATATGATAACCAACATGGATTGGTTTTTAGCTAATTTAAAAAATAATGTTCCTTTTGGTTTTGCCAGATTCAACGATGGTGAAATGATGGGCGTCACTAGTGTTGGTTCAATGGTAGCAAGAGGTGATCAATATGTCAACGAGAGCCTAAGCAATGCTTTGACAGATGCCCTAACGCATAAACAACTAAATTACTATGTCGGAATTCCATGTTCTTTGTGCTATCCAATATTGAATCAGGCGGCTATCGATATGACAGGGGAGTATAAATATCTTACTAGTGCAGTTATAACAACAAACAAAAATTGGAAATATTTTATCGACAATTTTCCAGCAGCTGTAAAGGATAAGAGACTAATTTGGATTGGCGGTAATGACCAAAACGTTGATAACTTATTAGAACTTAATATTACAGTTGACAAAAAAGCATTGATACCTAGAAAAGACAGTTGGAAATATTACGATCATATGTTAAAAACATTTCCAGAGACTTTCAAAAAAGGTGATGTAGTAGCTATTTCTTTGGGACCGACAGCAAGAGTATTAGTTAAAGAGTGGTTTAAACAATATCCGGATATAACATTTTTAGACGTAGGAAGTAATTTTGATCCTTATACTAGAAATGTGTGGCATAACTGTCACAAGGGATGGGAAGAAACTGGGTTTAACCTGACTAGTCCCTGTGAGGAATGTAATTGATTATGAGACATAATCCTTATAAAATTGTTAAAATGTTTGAAGAAACGGTAGCAGATTATTGCGGCTCTAAATACGCCATTTCAACAGATAGTTGTACGGACTCTCTTTTACTGTGTTGCGAATATTTAAAAGTTAAAGACGTAACAATCCCCAGCAAAACTTATCTTTCAGTACCTCAATCAATTTTACATGCAGGCGGGACAGTAAATTTTAGAGATTACCACTGGAAAGGCATATATCAATTGGAACCTTATCCTATTTGGGATGCTGCAAAAAGGTTTACATCAAATATGTACATTCCAGGCACCTTAATGTGTTTATCTTTTCATGTTAAAAAACATTTAAAAATAGGAAAAGGCGGCATGATTTTGACTGATGATCTAAAGGCAGCTGCATGGCTCAAAAGAGGAAGATACGAAGGGCGTGGCGAAGCAATGTATCACCAAGATGATATAGAAATAAACGGATGGAATGCATATATGACACCGGAGCAAGCCGCCAGAGGACTCATGTTGATGCAAAATTATCCTGAACACAACGAAGATCAGGCAGAATATCCAGAATATCGGGATTTGAGAGAATTTTCTTTATTTAAAAATCTCAAGGGGGATAAATGAAAACAGCGCTTATAACAGGAGTTAATGGTCAAGATGGAAGTTATTTAGCTGAATTGCTTTTGAAAAAGGGGTATAAAGTTTATGGAATGGAAAGAAGATGCTCTACTAAAAATCGCGTTAATACAAGTCATCTAGAGGATAAGATTACTTTTATCAATGGAGATCTAACCGATCAAAATTCTTTATTAAGATGTATCCAAGAAGCAAATCCTCATGAAATCTATAATTTGGGTGCAATGTCTTTTGTAGGAGAAAGTTGGAATTCCCCAGAAGCCACTGGAGATGTGGATGCATTGGGCGTTCTAAGAATGCTTGAAGCAATCCGCGCATCTGGCAAAGATATTAAGTTTTATCAAGCTTCAACATCAGAAATGTTTGGAAAAGTTGTTGAAACACCGCAAAGTGAGCTAACTCGGTTTCACCCTAGAAGCCCATATGGAGTTGCAAAAGTTTATGGTCATTGGATTACAAAAAATTATAGAGAATCTTATAATATGTACACCTGTAGTGGCATATTATTCAATCATGAGTCAGAACGACGGGGTATAGAATTCGTTACAAGAAAAATATCCGATGGAGTGGCTAAGATATATTTAGGAATCGAAGAACAACTAATATTAGGTAATCTAGATGCATCTCGCGATTGGGGCTACGCGCCGGATTATGTTGAGGCTATGTGGATGATGCTGCAGCAGGACGTTCCTGATGATTATGTAATAGCTACAGGGAAAAGCCACTCTATTCGAGATTTTTTAGACGCTGCCTTTAGATGTGTCAATATAGAAAACTGGCAAAGATACATCCAACAAGATCCTAGATATATGAGACCAGCGGAAGTTGATCAACTAGTTGGCGATGCATCAAAAGCAACAAAAGCTTTTGGATGGTCTCCAAGCATTTCTTTTGAAAATATGGTAGAAAGGATGATTATCAATGATATCAACCTACTAGGAGATAAAAAATAATGAAAATTTTAGTTGCAACCTCAGATAATTATAGCTTTTTGCTTCCTCCCTTTTGCGAACTGTTTAATCGAAACTGGCCAGGGCAAGAAATTATCTTTTTAGGGTTTGATGCATCAAAAATAGATAAACTACCGCCAAATTGTTCATTTGTTTCGTTAGGTAAACAACAGGACTTTGGAAAATATTGGACAACCCCTCTTATTCCATACATTGAATCTTTAGAAGACAATCATTTTATTTTTACTGTGGAAGACGTGATGTTGGTCGGACCAGTCGATATATCTAAATACAAATTGTTAGAAAACGAAATAAAAGAGAATAATGCTCAAAAAGCATTATTAGATTCTCATTTGAATATGAGCGCAGAACCTTATAAAAAGGGCTTACTAAAACTTCATCAAAAAGCCAATTATCGCACAACTCTTCACCCATCGATTTGGGAAAAAAATTATTTTTTGAAATTTCTCAAACCAGATTTTACAGCATGGGATTTTGAGACTCGAAACATGGAAGAATCAAAAAGAGATAATGCTACAATAATTTCTTTAGACCAAAAGGAATTTTTGTATAAGTCTTGTAATGTGTATAAGAAAGGAATTCCTTTCCCCCGGTGGGATGAAAAACTAAAGTGGGGATCAACATCAGGAATCAGCAAAGAGGATATATTGTTTGTTTACAAACATTTGCCTCAAAGTGTTCAAGATGCAAATTATGATAAACTAGCTAATCTGTTGCAAGATGGCGCTCTTTATTGCTAACTATGGAAAAACTATATGAATTATGAACCAAAAAAAGGATATTATGGGCAATTTAGTACTGATGTGCTTATAGAGCTTTATTTTGTTGGACAAACTGATGGCACGTGCATCGAAGTTGGGGCTGCTAACGGCATTCGTGGTTCTAATACTTTGTATTTCGAAAAGATGGGCTGGAGAACGTTGTGTATTGAGCCAAATCCAGAATATTATGATATGGTTGCTAATACTCGGAAGGAATCCATACAATGTGCTTGTGGTGCATCCAACGAGAATAATATTTCATTTACAATATATGACATAGGACAAAGGAACATAATGTCCTCAGTTAGTGGATTACGTCCGGACAGCCGACTAGTCAAAGAACATGAGGATAAAAATCTTATCAATCATAGCTATCAAATTTTGGTTGACGTCCGAACTTTAGATAGTGTTCTATCGGAAGCCAAGTTTGAAAAAGATATTGATTTTATATCAATTGATACTGAAGGGACAGAACTCGATGTCTTGCAAGGTCTAGACTTAACACACTGGAACATTAAATTACTGGTTGTAGAAAACAATTATAATGACAAAAACATAGAAGAATATTTAAATAAATTTGGGTATATAAAAGATACTAGATGGAAAATCAACGATTTTTATGTAAAGGGAGACAACAAATGACAAAACAGCTACTTGATATAGGTATGCATTACGTATCAGATTTTTTATCTGACATTAAAAAAGATTATAAAGGTAAAGAAAAAGCACCACTAACCTTGACAATGGATGAGAAAATTGGCGCCCCAAGACTGACAGAGGTGGTAGATCCAGATGTGATGTATGGGAAATATTGGTATCGATCCGGTACAAACGCCTCAATGACTAATCAGCTTAAAAATATTGCACAAGAAGTTAGCAGTCGTATAAAATATGAAAAAGGTGATGTTTGGCTTGATATTGCATGTAACGATGGGACCATGTTTAAGTTCATTCCCGAAGAATTCATAAAAGTTGGTATCGACCCTGTTGAAGATTCTTTTTTAGAACTCTCTTCGAAAGAGGCAGACAGCGTTATACAAGACTATTTTTCATATGATTCTTATCAAAAAACAGGATTTGGGGGTAAGAAGTGTAAGGTCATTACAACGATTGCAATGTTTTATGATCTAGACGACCCGAATCCGTTTATTGAAGACGTATACAAAATCCTAGAAGATGACGGAGTATGGGTAGTCCAACTTTCGTATACTCCTTTGATGGTAAAACAAATGGCATTTGATAACATATGCCACGAGCATGTTTATTATTTTTCTTTGAATAGCATGAAAAAGCTAGTAGAACCACATGGTTTTAAAATAGTCGATTGTTCTCTTAATGATACAAATGGCGGCAGCTGCAGAGTATATCTTCAAAAAAAAGAAGCAAAAGAGACCTCATTTGGCACGACACCTTTGCGAGATGTATGCAAATATCGAGTCAATACTTTGTTGAGTTATGAAAATGATCACTTGGATATATCCAATCCCGCGATATGGAAAGAATTTTATATCAAATTAGAGCAAATGAAAAAACAAACGGTCAATTTCATACGACTTGAAGTTTTAAAAGGGAAAAAAGTTTATGGTTACGGAGCTTCTACAAAGGGTAATACCTTACTGCAGTATTATGGTTTAACTCCCAATGACATCACAGCAATTGCTGAAAGAAGTCCAGCAAAGTTTGGTAAATTTACGGTAGGTACAAATATTCCTATTATTTCTGAAAAAGAGATGCGTGAAGCTAAACCGGACTACTTGTTAGTTTTGCCATGGCACTTTATCAAAGAATTTGTAGAAAGAGAAGCAGAATTTTTGGAACGTGGAGGGAAATTTATTGTCCCATGTCCGGAGTTTGAAATTATAGGGAGAGGAAAATAATAAATGGCTGATACTATAGGAAACATGATAGACAAGTTGACCATTACGAATTTACGTATTTGGGCTGCAGAAGATATTAAACGAAAGAAAGGTGCATCTGATAATGAGATTGCTAACGCATGTCGTATCACAAATGTCGCAAATTCTCAACGAAACGATCTTATACAGGAGATAGATGAAGCAATCAACCATATGATTAGTACTGGCGATATACAAAAGCTTTATCAACAAGGGAGCACCAAAATGTATGGCGACGATCCTTATTTAGAAACTGACAAATTGAAGTAAAAGGATAACATTATGAATAAATCGATTTATTACAAAGAAAACACAATACATTATAAAAATTTGTTAACAGAGGGACACAATCTAGATAAATTTATTATCAATGATAAACTTTATGGACGTCCCGACCACGATTTCAGTACGCTGCTTAGGCTTCTAAAACCCGAAAGTGTAGTGTATGATATCGGTGCTTATATAGGAACGTTTTCTATTCCATTTGCCTTAGAAGGCATGAAGGTGCATTCATTTGAAGGGTTTCCGGATAATTGCAAAAGACTTAAAGAAAACTGTTCACCCTATCAGAACATTGAAGTTTACCAAATAGCAGTTCACAACAAAACAGAAACCATTATAACAAAGTTTAATGATTGTACAACAAAGGAAGCGGAAGAAAGAGAAATCAATTACGTAATTTTTGATGATTTTATAAAAGAAAACAACATAGAACATCCGGATTTACTTAAGATAGATATTGAAGGAATGGAAACTTTAGCGTTGTTTGGAATGACAAGATTATTAGAAGAAATTAGACCGATATGGCAAGTAGGGTATCACGCTGGATTAGATATCAAGTATGATGGTTATCCTGGCTTTGTAAAGCCAGAAGACGGAGGTTTTGATTTCAATACTTTTACTGAATTAGGGTATTATATTTACAATGAACATAATTCTAGAGTTTCGCAATTTCAGAACTTTGGTGAATACATATGTGTCCCAAAGGAAAAAATAAAATAATGAAATTTGGTGTTTTGACCACTGGATACAAAGGGATTTTATTTTTAAAAAAACTGAATCAAGCTCCTGATTTTGTAGTAACTTATGATAACAAGGAACGCAAAGATTCTTTTCACTATAAACAAATAATTGAACATTGTAACAAAAATAATATTCCATTATATAAAAAGCAGGCAATAAAGGATATTCAAGCTCAATTTGATATGGTAAATAAATTGTTTGTTGTGGGATGGCAGTTTTTGATCAAAAATAATTTAGATAAAGTTGTCGTATTCCATGATAGTTACCTTCCTGAAAGAAGAGGCTTTGCTCCTACTATATCAGCGCTGCTGGATAAATCACAATATCTTGGTGCAACTAGTTTTGCGCCATCTTCAGATTTAAGCAAGGGACCGGATTATGGAAAAGTCTACTATAGAAAAAAAAAGTATATCCAATATCCAATAACATTAAAAAAGGCTTTTGAAAAGGTGTCTCAATTATATGCTGACATGGCTAATAATATTTTAAAAGATTGTCCCGTACCTGTTATAATAGATTATAAAAGTAGTTCCTATAGTCTTTGGAGAGATGAGGAAGATTCTAGAATTGACTGGAGTAACGACGCCAATCAAATACAACAAAAAGTCTATAGTTTGGGATATCCTTATATGGGCGCAACTACAAAATATGAAGATAAGATTATATATTTAGAAGAAATAAAAGTAACAGAAGATCTCGATATTCTCAATAGAGAAGAACATATTGGTAAAATTTATAAATTAGAAGATGAGTGTCCACATGTCGTATGTGGTAAAGGGCTGATTAAAATAATAATCGCCAAGGATGATCTTGATCAAAAAATTATTTTTAATAAACTAAGGAAAAGATTTAAATGAGCAAATTAGCAATTATTACAAGAGCAGACGAACATGTAAAAGAATATACTGATATTACCATTCCGGTCATGAGATCCTATGCTGAAAAATGCAATGCAGAATTTATTATTTTAGCAGGGAAGGCACCGTTTTTGACTAGTGATAATAAACCTCATTATAGAATACTTAAAATATATGAACTTCTAGAAACTTACGATAGAATTCTTCACCTAGACGCGGACATGATAATAAACAAAGATTGCCCTAATTTATTTAATCTGGTGCCCGCTGATTCTATAGGTAGTGTTTATGAAGACGTCGGCACAAGAATGTCAGACCGCAGGGCTAAAATACAAAATATTCAAAATTATTGGGGGGACGTCGGTTGGCATGCTGGTTATACCAATGCTGGTACTTTTTTGTTATCCAAAGAACATAAAAATATATTTTTGCCACATAAAAAGAAGTTTTGGTTAGAATGGGGTAGCGCCGACCTGCATATGTCCTACAATATACATAAATATAATTACAAAGTTCAGGAGTTGGATTATAGATGGAATCATATGACTATGTTTTCTGAACCATGGAACAACAAGGCTGATAGATTTAAGTCTCATATAATCCATTATGGCGGTCGCGGCATATTTGATAGTCACGTCGATACCCGCAATAATCAAATCAAAGCAGACTACGAAGAAATATATGGATGAAAACACTAATTGCAGGTCCGTGGGTTGGCGAGTTTGGTTGGGAATTGTTTGCATGGCAAGCCTATGTGCGCAGACTGGCAGAATCATATGATAAAACAATTGTGATATCTAGAGAAAATTCAAAAGCAATATACAGCGATTTCGCAGATAAATTTATTAGCTATGAACCCCAAGGAGGTTTGGCTGATTCTTTTTTTATGTATAACGTTGATATCAAATCTTGTCTAAAAGAATCTTTAGATTCAAACAATATTGCGCTAAACAAGAACACAGCTGTTCTGCTACCCAGAAGACTTGGCAATCCACCCTATACTCATTATACACAGCCCGTCGCCTTTGGAGATCAACAGCTTAAGCCAAAATATGTTTGTTTTGGAGAAAAAACCAAACAACAATATGATTATATATTCCACGTGAGAAATCGAGATCTGAGAAAAGAAGATAATTGGAATATCGAAAAATGGAAGATGCTTAAAGATTTATTAAAAAGTGATAAAATAGGGTGTATTGGAACAAAAAAAGAATCCGGATGGATTGAGGGTACCGATGATTTACGAGACATTGTTCTTGAGGATTTATTTACTGTATTACGAAATTCTAGTTATACTTTCGGCTCATCTTCTGGTCCAATGCATTTAGCTTCTTTATGTGGTGCCAAGCATATTGTCTGGGGAGATCAGTGTAAATCTTTAGATAGGTATGAAAAAAATTGGAACCCATTAAGAACGCCGATGCTGTTTTTGGGAGAATATAAATACCATCCAGCCGCAGAATATGTATATGAGAAGTTTAAAACATGGAATTCGAATCTAAAGGAGACAAAATGAAACTAGCTGTGATCACTGGTTGCTTGGGACTTATTGGTTCTCATGTTACGAGGCATTTTCTCAAGAAAGGCTGGCGCATTTACGGAATAGATAAATGCACGTATGCTGCCAACATGGAATATATTCAAGAGTTCTCAAATAATAAAAATTTTACCTTTGTCAAAGAAGACATCGCCACTTTAACATATTTGCCGGATTGTGATTATGTGATTAACATTGCGGCAGAGTCTCACGTTGGAAATAGTATTATCGACAGTGAAAATTTTATTCATTCAAACATAACAGGTGTGAAAAACCTTTTGGACTTAATACGCCTTAAACCAAGAAATATTGATGTATTACCAGTCTTTTTTCATTTTAGTACGGATGAAGTATATGGAGATTTAGACAGCGGCTTCCACAATGAAAAAGACATTCTTAAACCATCTAATCCGTACTCAGCTTCAAAAGCAGCTGCAGATATGTTGATATTGGCATGGTCACGGACCTACGGAATAAAATATATTATTATGCGACCAACCAATAATTATGGTATTGGTCAATATCCGGAAAAACTCATTCCAATAACAGTTAAACATCTACAAAGAAACAAAAGAGTACGATTGCATGATAGGGGAGAACCTATAAGAACATGGCTACATGCCGAAGATACAGCTTTAGGCGTTGAACATATATTAGAGGCTGATGTTGAAAACCAAATATATAATATTTCTGGTGGGTATGAGCAAGAAAACAAGCAAACAGTAGAAAAAATTGTTCATTCTTATTATAATGACAATAGAAATTATCTAAATTATGTTGATTTTGATTACAAAAGAGTCGGTCAAGATATTAGGTATGCCTTGGACGATAAAAAATTAAAACATCTTGGATGGAAATCGCAAAAAGTATTTGATGAGGAAATCCACAAAATAGTGGAACATTACAAGAATAATTTTAAGTGGTAAAACATATTAAAAAAAATAAAGAAAAAGGTTAGAATGATAAAGTGTATAATATTGGAATCATAGGAAATGGATTTGTCGGCTCAGCAATTGCTGGCGGCTTCGCTTTACATGCTAATGTGTGCGTATACGACGCAGATCCTAAAAAAACTATTAATACTTTTGAAGAAGTGATGGATTGCGAGTTTATTTTCATCGCAGTGCCAACACCGATGAACGTTATAAACGCCAACAAAATAGATCTTTCCATTGTACGAAACGTTTTTGATAGGATAAATAAGCATAACAATAACAAAGAAAGCATATTTATCTTGAAATCTACTGTTTTGCCAGGTACTACAAATATGTTAGCAAAAGAATATCCTAATATAGATATTGTGTTCAATCCAGAGTTTTTAACAGAGAGGAGCGCCCGCCTGGATTTCATTAATGCCTCTCGTATAGTAATAGGAGGTACAGATTTAGCATGTGATAGAGTATCTGCCCTGTACCGCGATAGATTTCCGCACACTCACATAGTGTCGACAGACCCAACGTCGGCAGAATTTATAAAATACATGTGCAATTGCTTTTTTGCAACAAAGATATCATATATGAACG